ATACCACGCGCTCGCGCGTACGCGTTGCGTGAGGCATTGTCTCCTACCTTGTCAAGTCCCTTCCAACAATGTCTCCCGGTATGCAGGGACACGGAAGCTTAAAAGAGGGACATTTCGAGGTGAGACGGGGACATTTTGGCCTGTCGGAGGGACACGGATGGGACAATTCTGAGCGCTCGCGGGACATTTCGCGAGTGGAATGAGACAAAAATTTATTTTTGAGGGGGTGTGGACAAAGGTGTCGAATGTCCCTCCGGCGGCACTGGATGTCCCTCGCCGGGTCGGAAATGTCCCTTTTTAGATGTCGGATGTCCGTTGCTGAAAAGCCACAACCATTCTGTCCTAGCGTACTGACGCGCGAGTGCGCGCACGCACCACTACTGGAAAGAGTGTCGCGAGCGTTCGCCGGAAAATGACTTGACGGGCCGAGCTATGGAAGCTCGCCGGTATCCGGAGCGGCTTCGATGCCGGCGATCGGTAAGTCGAGCTGGTCCCATTCTGGAGCGTCGCGCATCGGCGGCGCGGCTTTGCTGGCCGCGTCAATCAAGCTGGCAATCTCTTCGACTTTGATGGCGAGCGCGGCTTTGCAAGCGGCCAGCTCGGCCTCGATCTCGGCGCGCTTGACCGCGGCCGCTTCGCGTTCGGCGACGCGTTCTTTCGCGATGACGTCTCGGTCGGCCAAGCATGCGCGGAGGGCGGCATTAGCTCTGGCTTTAGGAGAATACGGCATGTGCATATCTTTGACGGCCTTTTTGACCGCGGCGGCAATCATCTCGTCTAGGATATCTTTCACAGCTTAGCCTCGTCGATCTTGCGCAGCTCGGCGGCCATCCTCTCACACTCGGACCGATAGCCCGACAGCTCGATTTCAAGGCGCGTCTTGTGCGCGTTTTCTTTCATGGCAGCCTCCAATGCGAGCACCAGATCGGCGCGGTCGCAGGTGCAATACTCGATCCATTTATCTCGCTCGGCGGTGAGCTGCTCGATGTCGTCGGCGGCCCAGCGCAGCGCGGTCGTGGTGTCGGGATCGTCGGTCTTTCCGGTGTAGTCGGCGAGATCGCGCAGCGCTTTTGGTGTCGTCTTCATTGCGTCGTCCCAAGCAGTTCCGCGGCGCGCTTGAGCGCGGCGATCGGCACGACGACGACGGCGTATTGGTCGCCGCCCTTGCGTTGTACTTCGGCCGCCATAGCCAGCTCGGCGAACGGGCGCAGCGCCTCGCGCAGCTCGTATAGCTCGTATTCGGTGGCCAGCAGTTGCTCGACGCGCTTGTCGCTGATCATACGAAGCTCTTTGGCGGCAGCTTTTCCATCTCGTCCCAAAGCTTGTCGATGAGTTGATGGAAGAACTTCCTTTCCACAGCGTCGGTGCCGACGCACAGCTTGATTGCTTCCGCCGTTAGATGCAGCGTCAAAGCAGAGAGGAAGTCATGCGGCTCCAGGCCGGCTGCTTGAGCGTTTTCTAGCAGCTCAAGCGTCAGCTTGCTAAGGCGGGCTTCGATGTCGGTCGACATCGCGTCGACTTCGCGGTGATCGCTCATCGCTGGATCGTCACAAGAACGTAGTTCTGGAAATAGAGGTAGCCCGTTCCCAAAGGTACCTGATGCATAGTGCCGGCGGCCGTGGCGACAGTGCTCGATGCGCTCAATCGTCCGTTTTTGTCGAGAAGGTCTTTGCAGGTCTTAAGCGCCACCACCTGCGTAGTGGTCATCCCGATGTGCAAATGACGATAGCATTCGTCCTCAGCCTTGAACCCTTCCAGCATGCGGTCGTATTGCCGCTCGCTCTCCTTGATCAGTTTGTCGAACTCGCGCGTCGCTTCGTCACCGCGGTTCTGTGAATACGCAGTGCAGCCGGAGAGCCACATGAGCCCGAGAATGAGGCCGAGGCAGCGGCCGGCGCGACGCCAATTGCGATGTGTCCTGGTTTTCATGGTTTTGTCCTTTCCTGAAGCTTATCGATCGCTGCTAGTATGGCAGCTAGGGTCGATCGGCGTTGCTCGCCTATCCTGCGTAGATCGGTCCAGACACCTGGCCGCGGGATCATGCGGCCCTGGCGCCAATCCTGTACGGTATCTGGATGAACGCCGAGCGCACGAGCCATTTCGGCCTGCCAACGAGACCCCCACATGGCTTTTCCAAAGTAGATCAGAAGCTCGGTGTCAGTCGTTGAGCCGACTGACCATTCCCATCCGCATTCCTGGCACTGCAGAATGCCGGAATGCGGCGCAATAGGTTTTACGCGAGCACTTTCACATTCAGGGCAATGGCGTTTCATCTGAGGTCTTCCCTCGTTGCGGTCCGGGCCATTCCCGTCCGACACCTAGGTTTCTAGGACATTCAGATCACGATGTCAAGCATGTTTTGTCCTTTCTGCATCCGCAGAGCCGGCAAGCTTCGCCGGGTTGGCTCCAGTTTGCAAGCGGCCGAGCGCGGCGAGGATCGTCTCCGCTTCGGCGCGCGTGAGCACGATGTTGCCGAGCGGGCGGCCGCCGGGCCCGCGCCAAGCGAGATCGGCCGCGATCTTGGCGAGGACGTCGGCGACGGTCATCATTCCCACCAGCGACGCAGGTATTCCTGATCGATCGCATTGGCGACCAGATATCGGTGTGGCCGCATATTCTCCTCCGCAATCACCGCAGCACCATGTCATAAGGCACGACCATTCACCGTGCACATCGCCGAGGTCAGCCACCCACTGCCAACCATCAATGATGTGGGCTAGCAGAGTTTCGTGAGAGACATATCTGAAAATACCGGCGCTCATGTGCCAGATCGGTCATTCGGCGGCAAATGAGAACGCGGCCTGACGGTCGATTGCATCCAAATTCTTGCAGGCTTGCCGCCAATAGCTTTCCTTGAGTTCGGTGCCGAAGAACTTCCGGCCGCGTTGCAAAGAAACGACGCCCTCGGAACCGATGCCCATGAAGGGAGAGAGCACTACGTCGCCGGGGTTGCTCCACATGATCAGCGCGCGCTCGATCACATCGAGTTGCAGCGGGCACAGATGGCGCTCATCGCCGATCGCGCGGGCCGCCTGGACGTTGAGGACATTTGATTGCTTGACGGTCATCCATACCGGAGACGCCCACTCCTGCCACTGATTCAGCGGGAAATCAGACGGCGTATGCTTGATCGCTTTGGCGTTCTCGCCAGGCTTGATGAATGTCATCAGATAGTCCGGCATTCCACCGCGCGATTTGCTGCTGTCCTTTTGCAATTGCTTATAGAGCAGCCCTACGTGCTTGGTGCGCGTCATTTCGACCACTGGGCATTTCCAAATCGTGCGCCGGCCGTGCAAAATCCAGCCCGCATCCTCATGGATGCGAATGATCTGGCCCGAGAAGTCCTTGATCCCGACGGCGCCATCCTTCCACTTTGTCATTGGCAGGTCGCTGCAATGCACAGCCGTCAGACGCCCCGGCGCCGTCACCCTGAATTTTTCATGGACGAGGTAAGCATAGTGCTCCGCGAACTCGGCGTCTGTAGAGTTGCCCATATCAGCAGCACTTTCGCTGTAGACAAACAGCGACCCGAAAGGAGGGCTATAGACTGAAAAGCCGATACTCTGGTCTGGTAACTGTGAGAGCACATCAACGCAATCGCCGTGGATGGCCTGCCAGTTCGGACCGCGATCTGAATTCAAGCATCGGATATCCATGATGCAACCTTCGCCTTTCGAATTGGGATGTACGGTGATTTGACAATTGCCGCGGTGCCGTTTGCGCGTCGCATCGCCTCACGCATTGCGACCATCATTATGCTGTGGTCGACGCCCTTGCGGTCGATCACCTTACCGATCTCACTCTCGCCTTCCGCCACGATCAGATGCACGACCACCTCGCGCTTCTGACCGAAGCGCCAACAGCGGCGCACGGCCTGATACCATTTCTCATAAGAATAAGACCTGCCAACGAAGGCCATGCGCGCGCAATGAGACCAGTCCATCCCGAAGCCGCTCAAACTAGGCTTGCTGATGAGATGCTTGACCTGGCCGCACACGAAAGCTTCTAATATCTCCTCTTTCTGGTCGGCAGATTGCGACCCGCGCACTTCTGATGCCCCCGGGAGAACACGACGCACAGCATCGGCCTCATAATCAGTGTCCGTCCAGATAATCCAGGGCTCGTCATTCTCGCGCGCAACGAGGCCCGCAACAACTTCCGCGCGGGCCTCGCTCGTCTGCCGCTTGATTTCATGCAATGTTGTGGCATTGAGAGACGGTGCCCCGAACATATCATGGAGATCGCGCGTGATGGCACTATCTCGCGCGCGATGGCGGATCACAGAAAACGGCGGTAGGATAAATCCATCATCCCTGTCGCCAAAGTCACTCGGCTTTTCGCCCATCCGCGCCCACGATGACATCCAATCCCAGAACGCCAATTGAGCATGACCTTTCAAGCGCCACTGTTGAGAAGCTGTCGACGCATCATTGATGAAGAACCGCGATAGCATATCATTCGCGGCCATGACTTCAAGAAATTCGGCGTAATTGCCCAATTCCATGTGGTCGTTCGGCGCGGGCGTCGCGGTTGCGCAAAGCTTGAACCGCGCGCCCTTGAATGCCTCGATCAGCGCCTGCGTCGTTTTGCCGGTGAATGATTTTAGGATTGACGCCTCATCCAGTGAGATCACCCCGAACGTGGATGGACTAAGCCGATCCAATCGATCGTAGTTGCAGATATTGATACCCGGCCCCGCCTCAGATTGCTCGCGGATAACGCGCGCCTGGTAGCCCCAGCGATCGGCGCGACGTTTGGTCTGGCCCGCCACAGCAAGCGGCGTCAGGATCAAAGCGCGTCCATTGATTGCCTCGATCGCCTTTTGGCACCACTCCAACTGGCACTCCGTTTTTCCGAGCCCCGTATCGAGAAATAAACCAGCGGCGCCAACGCGCAAATTGTATTCGACACAGTGTCGCTGAAATGGAAACAAGTGCGGAGCGAGGTCTGGAACGTGCGCCAATCCGCGCTCGGTTGCACGCAGAGTCTTGCTGCGCAGAAATTGCATATAATCTGAATTCATGCACCACTATCCTGGGTTGCGTCATTCAGCCGCCTGAATTGCACGTCTGCCATAGGTTTGACTTGTTTTCACGTTCCGGACGCCTCATCGGCCAAATCTTTCGCTTGCTCTGAAACATGGCGCTGGTCACGAGCCAGCCGTCTGAGAAGGCGGCGGGTGGCTGGCGATGGTACCTGCGTCGCATATATTTCGATCGCCACCGCATTGTTTTCTGCTTTGGTGGCGATTTCCGACAGAGTGCCGCGATTGCCGTCGTAAAGCAGCTCCAATGAGCCGGACGGCGGAGGCTCCCAACCACCGTCCTCTCTGCGAACGACACCAAAATATTTTCCCTTGATTAGGCCATGTCCACGCTTCGCATGCGGGATCGTCCAACGGTACTCATCAGCGTGTTTGCGCAGATGGCAAATGGCATGGTTCACTTGGGAGACGTGATACTTGGTGGTTGTGAGCTTGTTGACCTTCTCGACAACCTGCGTAATCATATCGCAGGGTAATACTTGGAAAATCAGATTTAGCAGATCATCATACTTGTGCGGGTCACCCTCGCCTGGCGTGACAAGTTTCAGTGACATTGACGCCTCCCATCACTCGTTTACTACACTTAGGTGACCGCCGCGCTTGCGCGTGCGAGCAGCCGCCTGCGAAAACTTCTGCCATTTATTCGCTACGGCGAGCGCTCCCTCGACCATTGCGTCGTATGCTTCTGGAACAAACGCTAAGAGATTTTTTTCAAGAAGTTCAGCAGCTCGGTCGCAAGCACTGTCGGAACGCGCAATCAACCCCATGATCTCGTGAAGCGATGCGGTGACATCAATGGCCGACTTTGTCACCGGAGCAGTGTTTTGCGGCGGGGATGTCTTCGTTGGTCTTTTGGGTGGTGCAGATTTCTTACCGGATGCAACGTGCTCGCGCCGCGCTTGCTCGTGTTCGCGGTCTTCTATTGCCGCCAATATGGCCTTAGCTCTGCGCAGGGTGAGGCGCTGTCCATCACGCAATCGAGCGCTTTTTAAGATCACATCCAACATATCTGGAGATTGAGCAAGCCGATGGACCGCCCAGCTCGCACAATGTGATACACGAGTATTAGATGGGAACTTGTTCGCGACCCACCAAAGAATACGCAGATATCCTAATTCGTAATCATATCCTTGCTCTGCTAACAGTTCGGAAAGCTCAGTCAATTTGGCGGTGCTGCCGTTATGATAGTCAGAAGATGGTGGAATGTCCTTGATCAGTGCGTCGCCAAGCTCCCACTGTGACCTGTCGTGCTTAGCCGCGACTGCAAGCGTGTTCTCGAATTTAGCCATTTGCTTTTCCTCCAATAGTCCTCTGTGGCATCCGGCCCGCCAAGACCCGGACGCGAGTACAGGTGGCCGCTCGTAAAGCGACCGCCGGAGCCACAGAGGGTTCATGAATTTCGGCAGTCGCGTCTCACCCCTTGGCGAAGGGCTATAGCTAGCTTACAACGGCGCTCGTCGATCGGCAACTAGCCCAAGCACAATCTTCTCAAGTCCTTGTTTTCGCTTGCGGTAGTAGCGCGACGGCTCGATGCCGTAGTCGCAGCAAGCGCGCTGCACGCGGTAGCGCGCTGCGCGCCACATGGCGCCGGCATTCACGAAAAGCGGGACTTCGCGATCGCGCTCGTCGGCTAGATACTCGGCGACCCAGGTGATCGCTTCGTTGGCGCGCCGAATGTCTTCGCCGGAGTAGCTGACTTTGTAGCGCAACATTTTTGACAGCAAATGGCGCAGCGAGCCGTTCTCGGCAGCACCCACGAGGTCGGCAAGATCGCGCCGCGGCGTCGGCATCGTCGAGCCGAACTGGCGCGGCCCGAGCCGGCCGGTCGTCCGCAGCTCGATCTCCAGCGCGAGCGTCAGCCGCTCGTCGACCAGGCTCGTCGTCCACACCGGGCCGCGCAGCGCCGCGACCTTAGCGCGCTCGCGCTCGCGCTCGTGCCAGCGCGCGATCACCAGCGTACGCTCGGCCTCCGGGTGTCGGTCGATCGGCTGCGCGCTCTCGGCGATGGCACGGTAGTCGGCCAGCGG